GCCTAGTTCTTATATGGACGATCTTTGGATGTATGCTACACGTTGCATTTTTGCTTGACTTTCAGTACATTTTTGCTATAATATACACATGAATTACTTAATAATAGGAGACGTACATGCGGACTATCAGCCTTTTGAAAGGGCAATAGATTACGCAACTGAACATAAATTGCACTTAATTTGTGTAGGAGATCTTATTGATAATGGTAATGATGGTGCTTCAATTGATTTGAATGGTGATTTATTGATTACTACCAATGATAATGATATGAAGTTTTTGGCCAGTAGTGGAGAAATTTACCTTAACACAGAATCGGATGAACAACCATTAGTAAGAGGACAGGTTTTAGTTGATTTACTAAAAGACCTTTGTTCAGAACTTCAGAAAGAAATACATCCAACACCAGCAGGACCATCAGCTCCACCATCAAACGCATCAGCATATGCAGGAATATCGAATAAGTTAGATACTATTTTATCTACATTAAACTTTACGGAGTAAACTAATGTCATTTGCTTTATTTAAATCAAATATGTTTATGTACATGAATCGACCTGAAGGTATAGATTCATATAAAGACTTTGCGAAAAAAATTACCGATGAATATGATATAGCGGCTCGTAGTGGAATGCAAACTATAAACAATATCCCACTTTCTAGTCCGAACAAATCTTTAATGAAGATTTTGGTAACACTAGCTTGTGCTAAAGCACTAAGTAAGAAAAGTGGTTATCATAATTTTATAGATGATATTGGAAAGGGATGTGTTGGTTATTGGACAGGTGCAACACTATTGACAGGAATACCACCAATTATACCATCAATTGGTGCAATACAAAATATAACATCAACCGCTGCCTTTACTTTAAACCCTGGTACTTGGACACCGGTCGGCCCACTAATACCTACTACTGATATTAATATGTTTTTGGATAGATTGATAATGGCAATGCAAATGCATCTTACAACAGTTAGTGGATTATACATAACAATATCAATGTATCCAGGATTCCCACTTATACCACCTGCACCTGGTATCTTAACTTGGACGGGATTTACAATACCATAAAATTGATAATAATATATTTATATTAAGATAAACTAAATTAAATAAAATGGATTCAAAACAATTAGTAAAAGTTATCAAAACCATTGTTGAGGCAGAAGTTGCTAAAAAACATGAGAGGTTTCTTACTAAAACCTTTCCAAAGATATTGGAAGAGGAAGTTAAGAAACGATTAGCAGAGGAGAAGGGAGGTGTAGTCAGCGTTCCCTCTACGCAAGTTCCACAGTTAGTGAATGAGGTAGACCCATTTGAACAGGCAGAACTTGCATTACAGGAACAAAGACAAGCACCAAAAAAACAATTTACTAAAAATTCTGTTTTAAATGAAGTATTGAATAATACAAAACCATTTACAAAAGAACAGAGACAAGGTGGAGCTGGTGGTACTAAATCTGTATTAGATAAGTTACCCCAACAACCTATCCAAGAAAGTATGGATAAAACAGTTACCTTTACAGAACAAGGTGCTGGTGCTGGAGTGGAAGGTATGAGAGCAAATATGGCTGCACAAATGGGTTATGGTAGTGTAAACCAAGGTAGTGTTAGTAAAACAGGCCTTGGAGTAAAAACAGGATTACCTGGTTTAGATAGAATTTTAAACAGAGATAATTCCGAACTTGTAAAAAAGTTTAAGAGATAATGGTAAGTGGATTGATTATAGTGGTAATGGGAATTATTTTAATAATCACTATAATCCAAAACTTATTTAAATAGGAGAAATGATATGGCATATGTAATCGGTAGAAAGGTACTGAAAGATACAGAAGATTTTGATTCTTTTGCATATGGTATTACATTGCCTATAAAGAATGGTGAAACTGGATTTTTTGAACAAGCATTTACTTCTTATGAACAAGCTAAATCAAATTTAAAGAATCTTTTACTTACTAAAAAAGGTGAGAGAATAATGCAACCAAACTTCGGAACAGGATTACAATCTTTATTATTTGAACAGATTGATGATACTTTTGAACAAAAGATACAAGAAACAATAACCAAAAATGTTAATTATTGGTTACCATATATTTCTATTAAAAATATTGATGTAGAAATGACAAACGAATTGAAAGACCAAAATAGGGTAAACTTAAGTTTAGAGTTTACTGTTGGTAATCAAATTGATTTACAAGAATTAACATTTACAGTACAAGGAACAAATTAAGATGGCATTAAATTCAGCAAACTTTAAAAGTAATAACGGAAGAAATATAAAATATCTTGCTAAAGATTTCTCTCAATTTAGAGGAAACTTAATTGAGTACGCTAAAACATATTTCCCAAAAAGTTATTCTGATTTTAATGAAACATCACCAGGTATGATGTTCATAGAAATGGCTTCGTATGTTGGTGATATTCTTTCTTACTATACAGATGATTCTTTAAAAGAATCTTTAATGTTATATGCAGAAGATAAAGAAAATGTTATAGCATTAGCACAATACTTAGGATATAAACCGAAAACAACTTCACCCGCTTTATGTGAAGTAACTGTTTATCAGTTAGTACCATCTACTGGAACAGGAGAAGAAAACAGACCCGATTCTGATTTTTACTTAAGAATAAAAGAAGGTATGGTAATCGAATCTTCCAAAACAAGTACTCAATTTAGAACAAGTGAGTTGGTAGATTTTAATGATGAAACTGATAGAGAGATTACAATATATGAAAGAGATTCTGGTGGTGAACCTACTCAATATCTTATAAAGAAAAAAGTAAATGCATTATCTGCAGAGTTAAGAGAAGTATCTTTTAATTTTGGTAGTACACCAAATAACTTTTCAAAATTAGAAATAGCAGATACAAATGTAATTGATATTTACGATGTAAGAGATTCAAATGGTAATAAGTGGTATCAAGTACCTTACCTTGCACAAGAAATGGTATATGTTGATTATCCTATATCAGAACAAAAAGATAAAGACCTTTCACAATTTAAAGATTCAGTATCAAATGTTTTACAATTAGTTAAAACATCGAGAAGATTCACTACAAAAGTAAATGGTGATAATACAACAACAATAGTATTTGGTGGAGGTACTTCAACTAATGATGAAACACTAATTCCTAATTTTAAAAATGTAGGATTGGGGTTAAACTCATCTATTGATAGATTGGGTTCTTCATTTGACCCATCAAACTTTTTAAAAACAAAAACATATGGACAGGCACCGACTGGAGAATTTACTGTTTCATATTTAATTGGTGGTGGAGTAGAATCAAATGTTGGTAAGGGTGAACTTACAACTATTCAAAGAATAGAATTTGATGATGATGTAAAAACATTTGTAGGAGATGATTTAACTTTATATAACAGAATGAAATCTTCTGTTGCGGTTGATAATGAAATGCCAGCAACTGGTGGTAGAGGTTCTGAAACTATCGATGAGATTAGAGAAAACTCACTTGCAAACTTCGGTTCACAAAATAGAGCAGTAACAAGAAAAGATTATGTTGTAAGAGCACTTTCATTACCTCCAAAGTTTGGTGGTGTTGCTAAAGCTTATTGTGCACCAGATGGTGAGTTAGATAATAATTCACCAAGTTCAATATTAAATAATCCTGATTCTCTTGAAGAATTTGCAGGATTGGTACAATCATTAAAAGAATCAAACTCAACTGAACAAGAAATAAAAGATGAGGTTAGAACATTCTTATCTGGTAAGAAAAATAATATTAATGAAAAGAATAATCCATTTGCTATTAACTTATATGTTCTTGGATATAATTCAAGTAAGTATCTAACATCTTTAAACAGAGCTGTAAAAGAAAACTTGAAAACATACTTAAGTGAATATAGATTACTAACAGATGGTATAAACTTAATTGATGGATTTGTTATCAACATAGGATTGGATTTTGAAATAAGAGTTTATGGTGGATATAATAAAAGAGAAGTTTTAACAAAATGTATCAATGGATTAAAAGAATATTTTAATATAGATAATTGGACATTCAATATGCCTATTAACATTTCAGAAGTTGAAATCTTAATAGCAAATGTAGAAGGAGTTCAATCAGTACCTAAATGTGAAATTATTAATAAATGTTTAGGACAGTACTCTGAACATTCGTATGATATACAAGGAGCAACAAAAGGTAAGATGGTGTATCCATCATTAGACCCTTCTGTTTTCGAAGTTAAATTTCCTAACAAGGATATAAAAGGGAGGGTTGTATAATGTATTACTTTTTAACAGCATCAAAAGATTCAACAATCTATTTACAACAACCAACACAGAATACAGGTTTAGATGAAATATTAGAAGTATCTAAAACTTACTATGGTAGTTTGAAAGATATTGCTCATAGTTTAATTAAGTTTGAAACTACTCCACTTTCTCAATCAATATCAAGTGGTGAGGTAACAATGACTTCAGCTGAATTAATTCTTCGTGAATGTGAAACATCAGAAATACCAGTTGATTACACGATATATGCATATGCAGTAACACAATCGTGGGATATGGGAATTGGAACAAGGTTTGATGAAATATCTACTGATGGTGTATCTTGGAACTCGGTAAGAACAGGACAGAATTGGTTATCACTTAATAATCATTCATCTGATACAACTGGTTCTTTCAATGGTAAAGGAGGAACATGGTTCACAGGTTCATATTCAACACAATCTTTTTCATATGAATCAGCTGATATCGAAATGGATATCAAAGGTACTATGGATGAGTGGGTTGGTGGAACATTACCAAATGAAGGATTTATATTAAAGTACACATCATCTTTAGAAAATGATACTGAAGATTATGGTCAATTAAAGTTCTTTTCAAAAGAAACAAATACAATATACCAACCTAAAGTTAGAATTGGTTGGGATGATTCATCTTTCTCTACTGGTTCTTTAACAGAATTAACTTCGGATGATATCATAGTAACATTTAAAAGATTGAAGAGTAGATATAAACTAGCAAGTAAACCTACGATTAGAGTTTATGGAAGAGAAAAATATCCTCTTAAAACATACACCAATACATTTTCTTATCAAGATGTAAAATATTTACCATCAACAACACATTATCAAATTAGAGATGTTGTAACAGATGAGATAATTGTACCATTCTCAAACTTTACAAAAGTAAGTTGTGATTCGAGTGGTAACTACTTTAAATTAAATTTAACAAATTGGGAATATAATAGAGATTATTATATTGAAATAAAAGTAAATAGAAGTGGTGTTATAGAATATTTTAAAGATAAAGATTTAACATTTACAGTAGAGAAATAACATGAGTTTACGAGATAAGTTTAGAATAGATGAACTTGTTAAAAAGGGTTCAAAGGCTATTAAGAGAGATTCCTCTGATAAAATTCGTGTGCTCAAAAAAGATGGTAAGGAAGTAAAACCAAGTCAAATAAAATTAAAACCATCAAAACCATATGGTCAAGAACCAATTAGAGGTAAGATTAAAGAACCTAAATTAAAAAGTGATTTAATAGAACCAATTGAAGAAGAAAACATTGAACAAACTTCTTTTAGTGGAGAAACTTCTTCTACACTTGAAAGACCTTATTATAATGAAGAAGAATTAAAAAAGGCTGTTGATATTGAAGTTGATGAGTTAATCAAAGAAGAAAAACCATCAAAAGGTAGATATATTAAATATGATAAGTATGAGACAAAGTTAGATGAGATACAAAATCTTAACGAACAAATTCGTAGACTTGAACTAACAAACGCTGAATACTTAAGAGATATAGCAACTTTAGAAACTAATGTAAATAGTTTAGAAAGTGAAGTTCGTTCAGCACAAGAACAATTAAGAACCTCTCAGGCAGAATTTGAAGCTTTAAAAAATAGATTTGAAGTTCTATTAGCAGACTTTCAAAATGCTGTTTTAAAAGGAACTAAGGAAGGTATAGAAAGAGTATCTATGACTGCTCAAGTAAGAGGATTGGGTGCACAAAAGGAAACACTTGCATCTCAATTAGAATCAGAAAAACAAATTGTAAAATCTTTACAAGGTGCAAATGAAACACTACAAGCAACTATTGAATCTAACAGAGCAATTGCAGAACAACAAATAAAGGCAGCTAATCAACAAGTTCAGGCAGCTCAGGCAACAGCATCATCTGCTGCAAATTCTAAAAAGAAAAAGATTATTTGTGTAGAATTATACAATCAAGGATATATACCTTATGAAATATATAAGGCCGATGAGGATTGGGGTGATATGATGTTTATCAAAGACCCACGATTAGTAGTTGGTTATATGATGTGGTCAAGACCAATTGTTGAATGGATGAAGAAAAATCCAAATCATATTTTAATTGATATGTTTTATCATGGTCTTTCTAAATATTGGTGTGCATGGATGGCAGACCAAATGGGAGTTAAGGTAAATCAAAAACGAATTTGGATTGGTAAATTGATACATACTATATTTGGAAATGGATTTAGTAAGTTTGTATATGATAACTTTGGTGGAGAACGAAGATATAAGGTATTAAAATATTTGGAAGCAAGAAATGGCAATTAAGGGATTCAAAGACATAATAGAAAGAAGAGGATATAAGGTTGAATCTGAAGATAGAAAAATCTTCGAGAAAGAAATCGGTAAATCTTACTTTGGTCTTGGTAATGCAGATATGATTGAATTCATATTATTTGATGCATCAGAGAATCAATTGCCTCAAGGTGAAGATGGTAAATTAGTAAGATATATAAGTTTAGATGAAAAAAATATATCAGAGTACTTTATAATTTCTGAAAATAACTTTACTAAAAAACTAAATGGAGCCTCAGAATTTATAGTTGATATTGAAAAACTAATTAGAGAGGCTGGGTACTCAAGTGGAATATTTAAAACTCAAGTAACCTTACTTAACAGAAGAGCTGGTAAAGAAAATAGTGATACTGATAAACTTTGGATTCATGAGATATCACCGAGTAGAACAGAAATAAGAGTATTACCGATTAAGAATTCAAACAATCCAAATCTTGATTTAGAAAAAAGATATGAAACCTTTACTGAAGAAAAACAGTTTAGAGATGATACTATATATTATGCTAAACAATATATTCAAAATATTACAACAAAAAAGGTTTTAGATTTCTTTTCAAGAATAAAAGGTAAACAAAAGGATACTGAAATATACCATGGATTGATAAGAAAAGAATTTAAAATAGATAGTGTAGAACTTCTTATCAATAGAATTAGAGAAAAGTTTATTGAATCGATAGAATATTTTATTGATGATAGACAGTGGAATATATTTGATTTAAATTATGGTAAACCCACAAATCAATTAGATGTGATTCAATTATCAATAGATGATATTAATCTTGTAATTGAACAATCACTTGGAAATGTAATTGAATTTTATTTACCAAAAAGAAATATACAAGAACAAAACGAATTAACACCAGAACAACAAGTAACTTTTGATGAGGTAAAACAGATATTAAAATCATCTGTTTCTGATAACATATATAAATCAACTGAACCAAATAAAGTTGATGCTGTTATTAGAGGGTGTATGGATAGAAATGCATTAAACTACAATCCAAAAGCAAGAGAAGATAATGGTACTTGTAAATATCCTGAAGAGGTAGAAGAAATTGAAGTAGCGGGATGTACAGATTCATCAGCATTAAATTACAATCCACAGGCTACTAAAGATGATGGTAGTTGTGAATATAAAAATGTAAATCCAACTAAAACAGCTAAATACTATGTTTGGTCATCAACGGCAGAAATGAAATGGAAAATAAATGGTCAACCAGGTGGAAGTAAGAGTGGAATTGAATTCGATTCATTTAACATCACACATGATGTTGGTTCATTTAAATTTAAAGGTGATGTAAGAGAAGTTCCTAAGATACGAGTTCCAAAACCAATAATGGCTAGTTTTAAAATAACGAATCAAAGTAGAAGTAAAGTATTACAACCACCTGCTGTATTTATGAATAGATATCCTGGTGATGAGTATCGAGGTACTGGATTTGGTAATAGAGATAGTTTTGGAAGAGGACCATATGATGAAATCAGATATGGAGAGAGATATTATGATGAAAGACCATTTCCTATATATAGAGGCAATCCATTAACATTTAAGTATAAGGATGCACTTGGTAATATTAAAACAAGTGGTGTAATTCAACCAGGTGGAACTACAACAATATGTGCTCAAGTTAATAGTTTAGTTTTACCAAATGGTTTGATATCAACTGGACTTGGTTCATGTAGTGTTACACCAACACCAGCACCAACTCCAAATATAATTCCTATCGCATCAACACCACGAGGTGGTGGAGGTGGAGGAGGAGGAGGTTCTTTCGAATTCATTCGAAACGAATTTGATGGACCTGAATCAGTAGATGCTAGATATGGTGGGGCTAATAGACCAGCAGAACTTACAAGGAATATAAGATAATGGCTAGAAGAAGAGAATTTGGAATATACGATGAAAATTTCAATGATGGATTCAATGATGGATTCGACAATGGAATAGACCGTGGTAGGCAAGATGTCCTTCTCGAAGATATCAGATTT